TACAAGGAGAGAGTGATGGCCAAGTTCACAGCAGCACAGATCCAAGAGCACGCCGAGAAGGCTATGGAGGCGTTCAAGGACGGCTTCCAGTGGTCCGACGTATTCACGCTGGTTCCCCAGGTCATGGAGATCGTCCAGTCCGTGGGCGATATGACCGGCGAGGAGAAGCAGGAAGCCTTCGAGGCTATCGTCAACTACGTTGTCGACAACACGGATACACCGTGGGTTCCTGACAATCTGACCGATCCGCTGGTCAAGAAGGGTGCCCATATGCTCGCGCCCCTCCTCATCAAGGCCGCCAAGGGGGAACTGGCAATCGACTAGAAGAGCCAGCCAACTCCCCACCTGACCAGGCTCCGCTAAGGCCCCAGGTAACTGGGGCCTTAGCGTGTACAATGCGGAAATGATCCTGGAAAGAACCACACTTCTTCTTGAACGACGGCATCGAAAGTTCAAGGCGAATAAGAGAAGCCCAAGGACTCCTCAGGTGTTTCCGCTGATTCAACGTCCGATGGCCGTTCCGCCATCGCTGGCGACCGGGTCAGGCTTCGGGCCCGTCGGTATCGGCGGGATCATGAGGCACTCGTGAGACGCTCAACGCTACTTCTGGAGACTCTCATTTCGCGACAAATGACCCGTCAGGGTCCGATCTACATGTACAAGCGCACGGCTGGTCCGCCACCTAACGACGATCTTGATCGATGGATTCATAAGGCTACTCAAGCCTTTGATCTCACTCCTGTGATGTCTGGCGATCAGCAGCAGGCGCGATGGGTCGCTCAGGACTACTTCAATTATCTGAAGACGCAAGCTCGTCGCGACGGCATGGATTGGAAGACAATCGTCGCGCGACTGAAGCAGGTCGCCCCCTTCCTTAGGCGTAGCCTCGCGTCGTTCTTTACCTATTACGACGCGCAGGCGCGCAATGCTTCCGCCTGACACACTGATTCCTACACTTGCTGGGCCCCGTCTGATCTCCGACCTCGCAGAGGAATCTGGAATCGTACTTGTATTCACCTGGGACGGCACCAGGGTCACAGTAGGTGAGATTGAAATTGGCGACCAACTCACCAAGCTCTGCTCTGTGCTATCGCTCGACGACGACTCTTCGGTCATCGTCTCTGCTGATAGCAGCGTCGTTCTCCGAAACGGCACCGTTGCACCTGTCTTGGAACTTACACCCAACCAATCCCTCATGCCGCTCTACACACGTCGTGACGCTGATGGCTATTTAGTCTATCGAGAGCCTGGGGAATGGCATAAGGGTGGTAAAACGCTGCGAGATTCGTGGCGGACACGGCGCGTCGGTCGAATGGTCGCCGAATGGAAAATGCAGAGAAGATGCGAGCCTGGGGACCAGGTTTCCTTCAAAGATGGTGACCGAACTAATTGCCACCCTGATAACCTCGTGATAGAGAAGAAACCCAGAAGTCGTCCCGAAATCAGAGCGAAGTTTGCGGAACCGCTATTCGAGGCCGATCGCTTCATCAACGACAACAACCATAAGGTGTGCCAGGTGACGGTTGACAAAGCGCGCAATATGTTCTCGATTAGAGGGTTAGGCGCGGCTAACCTGGCCGTAGGTGGTATCTTCATCTCCGTGGACACGGAGTAGCTTATGGCAATTCAAGATCGAGCGATTCGAGCGCTCCGCCGCGTATTCGGTGATGAGCGAGACGCTCGTGAGAAGGCGGAGTCGCCCAGCGCCGACGCTCTTCTCCATTCTCCAACCTCGACCTACGCAATTTGGGGCCGTGAGGATATTGGAGGACTTCTCTCTGTTAGCCAGAACCTCATGGACCGCTACGCGGACTATGAGGCGATGAATGACTACCCGGATATCCGCTGCTTCACTGGCGACATGAAGGTCTACGTTGTCGGCGATCACAATCTGGTCGTTCCGATGGAGATTCGAGCCGTCGCTGCCCTGACCGAGGCGGTAGAGATCCTCGCGTTCGATCGCCATCGGAAGGCCATGACTAAGGTCATGGCAGAGCATCCTCGGATTTCTGGACGCAACGCACTCATTGTTCGCCTTGAGCTAAGTAATGGCGAATCGTTGCGTGTTACTCCGAATCACAAGATCCTTTGTGTTGAGGCTGAGGGGCACGAGCCGAATAGCTACGTAGAGGCTGGCCAACTCAAGAAGGGGGCACTCCTCGTCGGGGCCCGCGCCGGCTTCGACACAAATAACAAGAGTGTCCTAACCGTTAAGCAGCCTGGTGGAGTGTGGCTCAAAGAAGATCCAATTCCAGAAGGCTACGCCAAGGAGGTCTACGACATCACGACCTCTACTCACAACCTCTTGGTCAACGGCGTTGTTTGCCACAACTCAGCTTTCCACTACTTCGCCAACGACGCTACTCAACCCAACATGGACAACAACCGTGTGTGTTGGGTCCAGAGCCCAGACCAGGCCGTCGTCGATATGTCCGACACGCTCATCAAGCGTCGGCTGCGCCTGGAGGACGACCTCTTTTCCATTGCCTACACGCTTTGCCAGTACGGTAATGATTTCGAAGAGGTGCTTGTCACTGAGCATGGCGTCGTAGGGCTGAACAATCTCGGCGCGCCCACTATGCGTCGTGTGGAGAAGCTCAATGGCAGCCTGATCGGTTACGTGCAGGACGTCACTGGTCGCTTTACTGCTAACCAGGACGAACTGCGTCGGATGCTGGCTGGTGCGACCACTATCCCGAGACACGTTGCGCTATTCGAGGATTGGCAAACCTGTCACTTCCGACTGCGGAGCACGACGCGGCGCAGTCCCTATGGCGTGTCGGTTGCCGAGGGCGCACGGTGGATCTGGAAGCGTCTCGTGATGCTCGAAGATGCGGTCATGATCTATAAGCTGACCCGATCGCCTGCACGTTACGCCTTCTACGTGGATGTCACCGACGTTCCACCGAACCGTGTTGAATCCTTCTTGAAGCGCGCCAAGCGCGATCTCAAGAAGAAGAAGATGGTCAACCCCAACAACAACTTCCTCGACATGCGGTACAACCCGCTCGCTAATGATGAGGACTTCTTCATCGCGGTGCGCGACGGTCGCGCGCTCTCGCGCGTTGAAGTGTTGTCGGGCCCAGACTATCAGAACGTCGATGACGTTCAGTATTTCCAGCGCAAGCTTCACGGCGCTCTCATGGTTCCTCGGGCCTATATGGGCCAAGATTCGCCGATCCAGGGCAGAGCGATTCTCTCGAACGAAGATGTTCGCGCTGCGCGCGTCAGCCTTCAAATCCAAAAGGAATTGAAGAACGGAATCGAACGTCTGATTCGTACTGACCTCGCTGCGCGCGGACATAGGAATCCGTGGTCCGTTGAACTCGATGTCATGATGACTGTGCCGTCGAACATCTACGAGCTTGCGGCCATGGAAGTGAAGAACGCTCGCGCAGACTTTGCCGCTCGTATCCAGCCCTACGTATCAATGCGGTGGTTACTGGAGAACGTCTTTAAGCTAACGGATGACGAAATTCGCGAGGTCGAGAAGCAACGACAGCGCGAAGCGAACATGGCCGACGCAATGGGCATGGATCCATCGTTTGCGTCGTTCACTGGTGGTCGTCCTCCTGGCGCTGGTGAGATGGGCCCACCGCCTGGTGGTGCTCCGCCTGGTGGGCAGGCAATGCCACCGATGGGTGGCCAAATGATGCCTCCAATGGGAGGAGAGGCTCAAGGAGCGGGTGCACCTGGGTATTCTGAGGTTGGAGTGTCCCCTGGTTACTCCGAGGTTTCCCCCGCCGCCGGCTTCTCTGAAGTTACTCCTGGGCAGGGATATTCAGAGGTTGGTCTAGGTGAAGGTATTCACCCAGGTCGCAATGCTCCGCGCTCTACGTGGCGTGCTTATGATCGTCAACGCCGTCTAGAAGAGCAGCGAGATCGCGAATCTCGAAGAAACCATCAGAAATTGGTCGATATGTTGGGCGACCTACGAGAAAACGATGTCCACTTCGCTCGTAGGTTGGAGGAAACAACATCTTTCCTCAGAGAATTCCGCGAAGCTGCAATAAAGAGCGCCAATGGCCGTGTTACTAGCATTTCGTCTGGTAACGGCCAGTCTCTACGTCAATTCAACGGTCGATGAACCTTGAAGGAAAACTTCAGGAAGTTCGCGAAAGTTGTTGACGGGTATAAATGTAGATCGTACACCTAGAACTTATGGCCGTAGTACTAAAGAGTCAGGTCGTTGACCACCTCCGCGCAGCGCGTGACGCGGACGACATCATTTCTCGTCTCCAGGAGAATTCTCTGGAGAACCAGCGCAAGACGCTGGTGCGGCTGATCGAATCGTCTAACTGGCGGTTTGGACCAGCCGAACTGTTGGCTACTTTCCCGCACCACCTTGTTGCCAAAGACCCTGCTGGAAACATTGTCCAGGTCGAGTGGAGTTTGGACAACGCAGGTGAGGTGAAGCTGGGACGCGCCTCGGTCTACGAATCGGCGACACCGGTTGCTGACCTTGGTCATGAGGTCATGGAGACCGCCCGCGCCGCGATCGATAAGATCCTCGACGAGGACTATGACGGCGCGTCGCCGATGATCGCTTCGATTGCTGAAGCGCTTGACGCTGGTGGCGATCTTCAGCGACGTATCAACACAGAAGTAACTGTGCAGGCGTTGCGCCGCAGTGCATGGTGGCATTCAGTGGTCGACCTTCACGAGGGTGAAGATGTTGACCTGCCTGAACTGAACCTTGAGGACGCCCAAGAGTCGGCCACAAACCTGCTGGTTTTCCTCAAGGAGCAGGCCGCAGCCCTCTCGACTACCGCACGGCAACTTGACGGTTCCGACCATGCCCTCGATGTCGAGGCGCTTGCGCGTGATATCGCAGAAGATGTGGAGCGGTCGATTAACGCACTGCTCGATCTCGATCGTCGCAACGATGATGAGGTGGTCAAGGTTTTCGAAGCGGTCGTTGAGTCGACGCCGCGTCTTGTCAACGGCATCGCCTTCTTGCGCGATCTCACCCAAACAACGGAAGAACCCATCAACTAGGTCCGCAAGGCCCCAGGAGAGACCAACATGATGATTCCAGCCCAGGGACCGACCTCCTCTCTCATGGAGGACTTTGACGCTCTTGGCCTCAGCGAAGGCAAGAAGAGCGAGCCCTCGTCCAAGCCCGAGCAGGTCAAGGAGCCTGATTCCAAGGGTGGCGACTACGCTGGCCCTCCCGGCGACAAGAAGCCTGGTGATTCAGGCGGCGATGTCGACCTCCAGGGCGATGAGGCTGCTGGTCACTATACCTACGTGCCAGTTCGCAGCGACACCAAGAGTCAGGGCGTTGCCAAGGCCGAGTCGTCCGAGAACGGCAAGATGGTTCCGTCCTTCATGATTCCGACCGAGGAAGAAGTTCAGCAGAACGCCGAGCAGCTTGCTGAGCAGGCTGAGAAGGATCAACTGAAGCGGGCGTGGGAAGTCATCAACGCCTACTTCAGCGAGGACGAGGACGGCCTTAACGAGGCTGGGCTGCGTGGCGTCATTAACGCCATGGGTCACGCGCTCAACGTGGCGGTCGAAGACATCGCTCTACTCTCGAACGAGAACGTTCGGCTGACCGAGGCTGTCAACGATCTCAACCGCCTTCTCCGTGAAGAAGAGGAAGAGGAAGAGGAAGAGGGAGAAGAGAAGCGCAGCAAGCCTGCCTGGATGAAGCCGAAGAGCAAGGAAGACGACGAGGACGAGGACGAGGACGAGGACGAAGGTGAGGCGAAGAGCCGGTTCGAGTCGCGTCGTGGTGGCAACCTCATGGAGGACGCCAGTCTGAACTCGATTCTGGACGAAGTCGCGTCGCTTGGTGGTAGCCCCCGCAAGCAGGCGGTATCGGCACAGGCTCGTCTGATTGAAGGCTTCGAAGGTGCCGCCGCGTCGGCTGCTGATCTGGTCGAGCGGATCATCTCTGTCATGCGCGACGACGAGGGTCTGTCCGAGGACGAGGATTTGGAGTTCGAGGAGGGCGACCAGCGCGCCGAGGTTGCGCGGTTCTTCTACTCGATCGCCGAAGACGCTCAGAACTATCTGACGCGCCTTGCTGACGGTGACGTTGCCTTCCGAGTTGCTGAGGAGGATCTGAAGCGCCTCCACAACGATATCGAGAAGGGCATCGAGGCGATGCACCACATTCCGTGAAGACTGGTCGAACTCGGTAACTGGTAACAACGACCAAGTCTGGAGAACCCATGACGACCAAAACCATGAGCCCACAGGTGCAACAGCGCTTCCGTCAGAGTGCGTCTGTTGCCCAACGGCCCCTGGTCGACAACATGTTGGCGGAGTCCGAGGGCTTCACCAAGATGGATATCCTCGAAGAGGATACGAAGACCAAGGGTGCTCTGATCGTAGAGGGTCTTGTCGGTCTCTGTGGCGTCCCCACGGCCAACAAGCGCTTCTATGGTGAGTCGATCATGCGCCGTGAGGTGGAGCGCCTTCAGGAGCGTATCGAAGCTCGATCACTGCTCGCTGCGGTAGACCACCCCACAGATGGGAAGTCTCGCATCCGCGAGGCCGGCGCGATCTGCGTCGGCCTCCGGGTCGAGAGCAACGGCCGCGTGATTGGCAAATACGAGATCGTTGAGGAGTCCGACGGCGGGCGCAACCTGGCCGCTTTCCTGCGTGCTGGCGCGTCCATCGGTATGTCTTCACGCGGTCTGGGATCAACACGTCTGGATGAGCACGGTCACCACGTTGTTGGCGAAGATTTCAAGCTCCACGGCTTTGATTTCGTCGCCGATCCAGCGTGCCGTACGGCTTACCCGACACTCGTTTCTGAGGACATCGACGCCGCTCAGATCGATGAGAACGAACTTCGTGCTCACTTCGGTAACCTGATCGAGCAGATCGAAGATCGCGCTCGTCTGGTCGGCGCCGAGATCGTCGAGGACGAGGTAAGGAAGCAGGTCGAGGAAGAGTTCAAGCTCGCCCTTGACGAGGCCGGCGACAAGCTCCGCGATGACATTCGGCTCCAAGTCGAGGCCGAGGTCCGCGAACAACTTCGTGAAGACTTCGCCGCCAAGTTGGTGAAGGCCCTTCAGGAACAACGTGAGCAGGTTCGCGAAGTTGTGCGCAGCGAACTTCTCTCCGACCCTGACGTCGCAGGCGCCAAGCGCGTCGTTGAGGAATTGGCCCAGAAGCTTCTTCCTTACCGTCCGACTGCTGACCAGCAGGTTGTTATGGACGACTTCGAGGCAAAGCTCGCCGAAATGGGCGAGACCCTCGAAGAGAGCCTTGCTGCGCTAGAGCAGAAGGACGTCGCGATCAACGACCTTGTTGAACAGCAGAAGGCCACCGAGGCGAAGGCTCGGAGTCTTGGATTCCGCTACTTCGTAGAGCGCGCGATCGCCGGCAAGCCCAACGCCGATGACCTGCGTGAAATGATCGGCGATCCCGACCAGTTCGCAACTGGTGAGGCGCTGCGTAACCACGTCGAGGCTGTCATTCGCCAGGTCGAAGAGGCGCATGAGGTAGCCGAGACTAAGGTGACCGCGCGGCTCAAGCTGAAGGAGCACAAGGCCGATCTTGCGCGGCAACAGGCGCAGATTCAAACCGAGGAGCTTTCCGCGTTCCGCGAAGAGATGGAACGCAAGCTTGACTCTATGTCACGTCGGATGAGCGCTCAGCTTCATGAGCGCGATCAGACTCTCGCTCAGGCGGCGGATCACATCGAAAACCTGGAACGGCAGCTTGCCGAAGCCAGGCACCATGCGTCCCAGTCCGACCTGCTGTCCTACGCGGCGCGTAGGACGTCAGGCCACCCTCGCGGTGGTGACATCATGTCACTGGTCGAGAGCGGACGGGTCAACTCTAAGGCCGAGGTTCAGCGTCTCGCCGAAGAGTGGGATATCCAGGCTTCCGAGCCTGGCGGTGCAAGCGAACGTATTCGTCGGTCTCTTGGGCGCGGTCGTGAGGCGCCGACGGAACACGATCAACAGCGATTCTCTCAACTTATGGAAGACCAAAAGCCCATTCCTGGGCTGGAGGGCTTCGATACAACTATGGGCGAACTCCGAGCGCTGTCGGGGATCGATCCACAACTCAACGGCAGACGTTTCTAGGAGGGAACCACCATGTTCCAGGCTCGTCAAATGATCGCCGAGAGCGCGGAAGGGTGCGCCCTCGCCGACCACGGAATGATTCGGCAGTACGTCAACAAGTGGGCTCCCCTGCTTGAAGGTATCGAGAGCGAACTGGACAAGTTCACCCCGCGTGGACAGGCCCAGTACGTGAAGTCGGTAGCCGCCTTCATGCTGGAGAACCAGGCTCGCCACCTGAAGCGGCTGTCGGAAGAGACCCGCGCTCTGAGCGTTGGTCCCTTCCTGAAGTTCGTCTTCCCGGTGATCCGTCGTGCGGCGGTTCGCCTGGTCGCCACCCAGATCGCTTCGGTCCAGCCCATGACTGGCCCGATCGGCGGCGTCGCGTTCTATCGTCCGCGCTATGCGACTGACAAGGGTCAGGTGCAGGCCGGGCAGGAAATGAACAAGACGTTCAACAAGTGGTATTCGTCGAACTTCATCGACGGTGAGGCGATCGGAGTCGGCAGCGGCTCGCTGACCAGCTTCTCCGCCAACATGAAGTTCCCTCGCATTCTGGCTGGCACCATGCGTGTCCTCCTGCGCGAGGCTGGATCCACCGCCGCCGGTACCCTCGTTGGTACTGACAACGGCGCTGGCGCGCTGCTGCCCGTCGCTGGTAGCACGCTGGCTGGTGGCACAGTCAACTACCAGGCTGGCCAGGTCCAGGTCAACTTCGCGGCGGCCCCTGCGGCCGACCAGGAAGTTCTGGTCGAGTATCGCTATGACAACGAACTGAACCCGCGGATCCCCGAGGTTCAGCTTGACATTGCGATCCAGGAGATCCGCGCCGAGAGCCGCAAGCTCAAGTCGCTGGCCTCCGTCGAGGCCGCGGACGACCTCCGCGCTCTCTGGGGTCGTGACATCGATGCCGACCTGGTCGCGCACATGTCCGATGAGATGACCGCCGAGATCGACCGTGAGATCGCTGGTACCGCCCTCAACGCGGTCGAGCCTCTCGCCGTCCTCGACTGGGACCGTTCGACTCCTTCGGGCGTCAGCGATCCGGAGCACCTCCAGTCGCTCGTGATCCGCATGTCGGAGGCGAGCCACATTGTTCACCGTCGCACCCAGCGTGCGCCGACGAACTGGTGCATCACCTCGTCGGAGGTCGCGGCTCTGCTGGAGACCATGCCTGGGTTCGCGTCCGTCGACGACGGCCACGTCTACCAGGGTGGAATCATGAAGGGTGGCGTCCTGAACCGGAAGTGGGTCATCTACGTCGACCCGCTCTTCCCCCAGGACGAGATCCTCATGGGCTACCAGGGACCCTCCATTTTGGACACGGGAATGATCTATTCTCCATATGTGCCCATGGAGATCACACCAAACTTTGTGGATCCGAACGACTTCTCGCTGCGTCGCGCGATCCGCACCCGGCACAAGATCACCCTGATCCGCCCCGAGTTCTTCTCGAAGGTCAAGATCAGCAACCTCAACTAGAGGTTCTAGGGAACAGAAATCCTCGAAGAGGGGCGGCGGCTGTTGTCGCCGCCCCTTTTCGATGTAGAGGATAAGGAAGACAAGCATGTCACTCTTCGCTCGGCTCTTTTTGGATGAGGCTGTCGAACATCCTGGAGAGTTTCACAACTGGGACGACGATAGATTCAAGGAAGAAATTGCACGAGCAAAGGAGGCGGAGAATGACCATGCTGTCATGCGCCTGGGTGTCGCTCGTCGCGCTCATGAGTATGGTGTCGATCCGCATCAGCAGGTAGCTGCGTGGGAACGTTGGGGGATTAGACACCCCGATGATTGGACTCACCACGAGCGTACTGTGGGCCGAGAGGCACGCGCCCGAGAGGGCACGCTCGGTACAAAGCAGTTCGCTCCTCTGCCGGGAGCACCCGCGCATGAGCGTAAGCCTCTTTGGAACGTGCTCACTGACCTTTCGGGCGGTAAGAAGAGCGTAGACAAGAGACCGAAGCTTGGTCGAGGTAAGGCCCCGCACAGCGCGCCGCCTTACGGCGGTTATCGTGGTCCTGTAGGGTTCCGCACGCGCGACGCAGAAAACGAGGGTTAGACAACTCTCGTCAACGACGTATATCAACAGCAGCAGTGCGTGGTAAGTTGTAGGTAACCACGGGGGTTTGCGCTATGATGCGACTGCCGTAAGCAATTGCTGTTCTTGGGTCCTGCGAAGGGAGGTGCGAGAGGGGTGATGGCTACGTAGCTGTCGCCCCTCTCGTCTAGGTGCATTAAAGATGCCGTGGAAACCTGAAGACGCACCGCGCTTTGATAAGAACGCCAACACTTTCCGTAAGAGAAAGCGTTGGGCTCACGTTGCAAATACAATCCTTGCGAAGACCGGTCGAGAGGATCTTGCAATTCGTGTCGCTAGTCGACTGATTGAGGCAGAAGATCCCCCTAAGAAGAGTTTTTGGAATCGAGTTAGCGACGAGTGGGAGCGGACCAAGAACGCTGCGGTTGGAGTGAAGCCAGGTTCAGAAGCAGGTTGGCCGTCCAGGCTCACGCATTGGTCGCATCAATGGCAAGAGAAGCATGGCAGTAGCGCGCCTGGTAAAGCGGCCTTCTCTACGGAGCCGACTAAACCCAAAGTCTCAACCGCCTCTGTGCTGCGGGCACAGCCGCGTAGCGGTGAGGCCGGTAAGGCTTGGTCGCATACCATAAGGCGCGAGTTCCAGACGAGGTTCCGTGGCGGCCTGGTTCCGTCTGACGCTACACGTCGCGCGCGCACGTTGGACATGCTGACACGTATTGCTGGAGCGGCCCACAAGCAGCGTTCTACTAGAGGAGCAACCTAACTGTTAACAAGAAGGCGACCACGGCTCGTGTTATGGGCGTCTTAACCTATGGCGAGGTGCACGGTAATCGGGTTCGTAACCTCTTATCCAGACTGTAGAATGGGGTAAACCCGAAAGATCCGAGGTCGTCATGGCTGGCAACAAAACCGTCAAGTTTCAGGGAACTTTCGCCGTGTTTGATGCGGCCGGTACCGCTTCGCCTAACAAGGCGATCAAGGATCTGAACCTGACTGTTGGTCAGGTGCAGAACTCCGATCCAATGTGCATTCCAGCTAGTTCGCTGGACTTTGCGATTCCCTTCGGCGCGATTACCACTGCGAAGCGCATCTTCATCAAGACCGACTACGAGGTCACTCTGAAGGTGCAGCAGAACACCGACATTGGCTTCCCTTGGCAGGGCGAGGGTGTGCTCTCGTCGGGCACTGGAATCGCCGGTCTTTGGATCTCGACAGGACCGAACGAGACCATCGTTGAAGTCGTCGTGGCAGGAGACTAGTCATGATCGATGGACTCTACGTCAAGCGCGACACGACACCTTCGCTTCTTGCTGGAGAAGAAGTGATGGTGTTTTCGCGCGTAAAAGGTGCGGCAGGCGCTCCTCCGAAGTTCTATGTTGTCGCCCTCGAACCTGGCTCTAGGTTCGACTGGCAGACCATGCAGGGCCCGTCTCCCGACCCGACTGGTTATACACCAGGTCCGCCGCCCATGTCACGAGGGCAGCGCGCTACGGTGACCATGAGCGCGGCTGTCAGCGACGACGACAATATCTATTCGCTGCGGTGTCTGGCCGGACGCATCGCCGTAACGCTCGTATCCGCTCACGACGCACGAATGCAGTTCCGTCGGTGGGAACGTAGGACAGCATGACCGACTACACACATCCACAGCGCGAGACCTATCCGTTCATCTCGTCTAACGACGAGTTCGTTGCCGTGTGCCGTGGCCACATTCCCGCGACGATGCGCCCCACGATCTACATCAAGGCGCTGGCTCCGACCGAGCTTCGTCTGGACGAGAGTAAGTCGCTGGACGACCGTGCTGGGCTCCAGGTTCTGGACTACTCCAGCGGTGCTACCGATACAGTCACACTCACGGTCGATGGCGGTGCTCCGACTGTATTGACAGAGGGTACTGAGTTCGATGCCGTGGTTTCGAACGCCGAGACTGCAATTCAAATCGCAGCAGCGATCAACGCTGCCGCCGTCGGCCTCACAGCGACTACTGAAGAGGGTCAGCCGTTCGTCTACGTGGCCCCAACTCCGCACTCAGGCGTCAAGACGTTCTCTCTGGCCTCAAGTGACGCGTCAGCCTGGACCGAGCAGAGTCTCGCGGCAGTCGGTGCAGTGGTTTCGCTTGGAACTGGACACACGACGACGGTCGAAATGGCGTCTCTTGACCCGATGAATACTGTCGCCTTCCTGCGGATTTTCAAGGGCTCGGTGTCGCTGGATCTGCGCTCGGTAGTCGACGTTCGGACTTATCTGCGCCAGCCCGCCACGTTGAGCGGTAACACAGGCTCATCTGGTGGTTGGCCCACTACCCCCTAGGTTTTAGGTAAGGGGATCGCATAGTCATGGCTGAATTCGCTACCTGGGACAAGGCTGTCGAGATTCCTACGGATCGACTCGTCTTCACCGATTGGAACTGCAACAAGATGAGCGAGCAGACACTCGCTCATCTTCAGTCGGAGATCAAAAACGAGGCGGATCCGTCGGATCATCATTTCGACGAGCCGCTCCAAGTCATTCCGATCAAAGAGTCGGAAGGCAAGTATCTGGTTCTGGGTGGTGAGCATCGCACAAAGATTGCGCTCGCTCTGGATATGACTGCGGTGCCTTGTGTTGTTCGACACGATCTGGCCAAGCTGAGCCGCAAGGATCTCATGCTCTGGTCAGTTAGGCGGAACAACCTGCGCGGAAAGATCGATGCTCAAAAGTATGCCGAGATGGAGTCTGAACTAATCGACCATCACGGTATGACAGCAGAGGCGGCGCGACGGTCGATGCTCATTAGCGGTGATCTCGCTAAGGCATTACGTGCATCGGTTTCAGTGCGCGATAACGAAGAGACTACTACTGATACCGGTTACGACGGCGCCAAGAAGCACGGCGATGCGGTCGAACAAGCCACAGAGGCGCGACGGTCTAAGGAGGAACTCCTTCAGGCGCTGAAGATTGCCGAGCAGGACGTCCTTCTTGATTCGGCCGACACGGTAGACAACGGATACCTTTTCTTCGTTCAGGGGAAAAAGGGCCAAACACATTTGGTAGTAGACGAGTCTGTAACGCTTCACGGACTCGTCAAGCAGATGGTATCGGCCTGCAAGGGAATCGACGGCAAGGTCGACGATTTCTTGGTCAATGCCATCCGTAACGAACTGTTGAACTGGGAGTAGGAACGTGGGAATTACGTTCGGCAACAGCACCATTCAGGCTGAGTCCATTAGCAGCACGCCTGGGATGTTCATGTGGTCCTGGTTCGAGGCGTGGGCCAATCTCCAGGAAGTCAAGAGCATCGAGATCAGCCAGATTCTTAGTGAAGCTGGTGATGCTCTTACGCCTGGCTCGCATGAGTGGTGGCTGCA